CACAAGAGTCTTTTGTCGCTAGATACACTCACGAAACAATAGCTATGGGATATGCTATAACAGAAGAAGCTATGGAGGATAACCTCTATGTCTCGCTTTCTGCTAGATATACCAAAGCCTTGGCTCGTGCAATGGCGTACACAAAGCAAGTAAAAGCTGCTTCATTGTTAAACAATGGATTCAGTTCTTTTAATAGTGGCGATGGTGTTACTTTATTTAGTACAGCTCACCCACTTGTTAATGGTGCAACTAACTCAAACAGACCAGCTACTGGTGCTGACTTGAATGAAACATCTTTAGAAGATGCAGTAATTCAAATCGGAAAATACACCGATGAGCGTGGTCTTAAAATAGCTGCAAGACCTCAGAAGTTAATCATACCTTCTGATCTACAGTTCGTAGCAACTAGATTGTTACAGAGTGACTATCGAGTTGGTACAGCAGATAATGACATTAACGCTATCAAAACTAATGGAGTAATTCCTGAAGGTTTTGTTGTTAACAATTATCTTACTGATACCAATGCGTTCTTCATTACCACAGATATTCCTGATGGCATGAAGCACTTTGTTAGAAGTCCTATGACTACTAGCATGGATGGTGACTTTGATACTGGCAACGTCAGATACAAAGCTAGAGAAAGATATTCCTTTGGAGTATCTGATCCACTAGGTATCTTCGGAAGTCCGGGGTCTAGTTAATAGATAGAATTAAGGGAAGCTTCGGCTTCCCTTTTTCTGTTTCTAGGATTTTTAAAACTATCTATCGACTGTCCTAGCAGACTTGCCAAGACGATAGATTTAATTAAGGAGACTTAATATGGCGAAAACAACTTTTAGTGGACCAATCAAATCGCTTGCTGGCTTTATAGCTGCAGGTAATGCGAATGTGGTCAGTTTAACTGCAGACACAACTTTAACTGTGGCTGCACATGCGGGAAAAATTTTAACAACTAACGATGCCGATGGTAAATTTACTTTACCAACTATCGATGCTTCGACTACTACAACTGATAGCGATCCTAATCAAACTAATAATTTAGGTGCTACTTTTACTTTTGTAGTTGAAACAGCAGCAACTGATATGGATATTCTTACCGATGGCACGGATAAATTTGTCGGTGGCTTATACACAGGTAAAGACGATGCTACAGGTAAAACTTTTATCTCAGGTGCATCTAATGATGTCATAACCATGAATGGTTCTACCAAGGGTGGACTAGCTGGTAGCATAGTCAAAGTAACTGCAATAGCAGATAACAAATATGCTGTCGAAGGTTTGATCTTAGGTTCAGGCACTATAGTTACACCATTTGCTGACGCATAATCAGGAGTAAACTATGGCTGATGCAGTAACAACACAAACCATCATTGATGGCGAAAGAAACTGTGTTATGAAATTCACCAATGTTAGCGATGGCTCTGGCGAGTCAGCAGTAGCTAAAGTAGACGTTTCTGCTTTAGCTGCTAACGCCAATGGCACAGCATGTTCTGAAGTAAGAATCATGCGAGTTAGTCATGCAATAGTCGGTATGTCAGTACAATTATTCTTCAATGCTTCTACTAATGTATTAGCTATGGAGCTAGCAGAAAGTAGTAATGGACATATGGACTTTAAAGACTTTGGTGGCATTCCAAACAATGCAGGTTCAGGTAAGAATGGCGACATTCTTTTTACAACTAAAGGTCACTCTTCAGGTGATACTTATTCTATAACTTTAGAAATGACTAAAGTTTATTCTGATTAACGGAGAAAATTATGGCTAAGAAAAAAGCTATCATCTCTGAAACAGGAGAATTTCCACCCGCCTATAATGTTTTAACAGAAGGCGATGATGGAATTTGGCTCAAAGTATTTGGACCTGATCCTGATTTAGAAGATGCACAAAGGAAAGCAGACGAACTTAATGGTGTAAGAGCCAGAGATAGTAAAGGACATTACGTTGCTGATGATCCTTCTACTCCTGACATAAACGAAGCTTATGTTGGCGGTAAAGCACCTAAGAAAACCAAAGCTAAGAAGACTACTAAAAAGAAAACTTCTAAAGCTAAAACTTAAACGAGGGCAAAGTGAAACATACTAAAAATAAAAAATACATGGCTGGCGGTGGCAAAATGAAAAAGTACATGGCTGGTGGCGGTAAGATGAAGAAGTACATGGCTGGCGGTGGTGCTACCAAAGAACCTAAAATCGAAGCGTACAAAGACTATGTGCAAAGAATGTTTGGTGGCGGTGTTCCAGCCTTGAAAAGAAACAAAAAATAAACCAGTCATATATTTTGCATGTCTAGAAGTTCTAAGGACTCAAGGCTTAAAAGAGCTGGGGTTAGTGGTTATAACAAACCCAAGCGTACACCCAATCATCCTAAGAAATCTCATATCGTTGTTGCTAAAGAAGGCAACAAAGTTAAGACTATTCGTTTTGGACAGAAAGGTGCAAAGACTGCAGGCAAACCTAAAGCAGGTGAGTCAGCTAAGATGAAAGCCAAAAGAAAATCTTTTAAGGCTAGGCATGCAAAAAATATTAAGCGTGGCAAAATGTCAGCAGCTTATTGGGCAGATAAGGTGAAGTGGTGAGCAGACAAAAAAAATCTACAGTTAATAAAGCAGGCAATTATACCAAACCTACTATGCGTAAGAATTTATTCAATCGAATAAAAGCGGGAGGTAAAGGCGGAAAGCCGGGTCAATGGAGTGCTAGAAAAGCACAGATGTTGGCTAAACAATACAAAGCTAAAGGCGGAGGATATAAATAATGGAGACCTTTATAGGCATTATAGTAATACTTGCGATTGCAATATTACTTATTAAAAAATACAAACCTTCTTGGTATGAAGTTGCCAAGACTTATATTACTAACACGATCAAAAGCAACAAAAAAACTACTAAAAAGAAATAGTAGATGGCTTACCTAATAAGTAACATTCCACATTTTAAATGTTGGGTAAGAAGAGAATTTACAACTAACCATCAAAAATATCATGGCGAGTTTCTGCATGCTATAGCTATTGCAGTCAACACTATTCCAGATCGTTCACTTAGTTTTCAAGTTGTTTTTACCGGCTGTGAAGCTGATGGCGAGGAAGATATGGAAAATGTACATGGCGGTGCGATGTGGGCAAGGATGCCTATTCAAGCTTTGGTAGCAGATATACCTGTTGAGGAGTGGGCAATGCCTATGCCTGACCATATGTGTCAGCCTTGGGATTGTGAGTCTAGAGATCACTCAGTAATAATTATGGATCGAGTTAGCTCTAGTCCATGGATAGCTAAGATCAACAATGATTTTTATACAGCCAAATATTTGTTTACAGTTGATTATACTGATCATCACATTGCTGATGATCCAGCACAACACAAACAATCTCATGTCATGTATATAACTGAAGAAGGCGAATGGCAAGGCAACATAGTTGCTTTACCTAATAACAGAGTGAGAGCAACCAGTCCTGCTTTATGGGCAACTGGAGAAGGACCACCAGACTTCAGACCTTCTCAATATTTGCACTCAGCAGAAGGACATGAAAGTTATCTTGATCCAAACATCACATTCAATAATTTATATAGCGAAGGCTTTGACGAAGAGGAATAACAATGCCCTTAAAAAAATCACAACGATCACTAAAAGATTGGGGTTCACAGAAGTGGCGTACTTCTGATGGTAAACCTAGCAAGGGCAAAAAAAGATATTTACCTGACAAAGCTTGGAAAGCTTTATCTGCCTCTGAAAAAGCAGCAACCAATAGAGCTAAAGCAAAAGGTAATAAAAAAGGCAAACAGTTCGTAAAACAACCAAAAAATATAGCAAAGAAAACAGCGAGGTATCGATGACAATTTCTAGAACTAACATGCGTAATCAGATTAACAAATCTGGTAAAAAAAAAAGAACTATAACAAAAGAAAAAAGAGGTGACCTTACTGTCATCAGAGTAAGATATGGCGACTAGCGGAACTACTACATTTAATTTAGATTTAACTGAGATCATGGAAGAAGCCTTTGATCTTTGTGGTGTATCTATGATGTCAGGTGGTGACTTCAATACTGCCAAGCGTGCTTTAAATTTAATTTTTCTTGAATGGCAAAACAAAGGTTTAAATCTTTGGAAGGTTGAACAAGGTTCGGTAAGTTTAGTTGCTGGTACAAGTTCTTATGCAGCAGATTCTGCAGCGTTAGAAATAGTTGATGCTTTTATTAGAACAGATGCAAACGATACAGAGAAACAAACTGATACAAAGTTAAGAAGAATATCTAGAGTTGAATACAATCATCAAGCAAAAAAACTTAATCAGTCTAAACCTACTCAGTATTATGTAGATAAAGGTACATCGGATATAAATTTAGTGCTTTGGTCTACTCCAGATTCAGCACAGACTTATACTTTGTTTTACGATTACATAAAAAGAATTGAAGACGCAGGCACAAATGCAGATGCAAACCCCGATGTGCCTGCTAGATATTTACCCTGTTTAACTTATGCTTTGGCTTACAACATAGCATGCAAGTATCCAGAAGCTTTAAATAAAGTAAATATGATTAAAGCTAGATATGATGAACTGTGGCGTGAAGTCTCAGAATCAGATAGAGAAAGAGCAGCAATAAAATTTGTACCTGATTTAGGATCGTATTAATGGCATATGCAGTAGGCAAAAAAGCTTTAGGAATTTGTGATCGCTGTGGTTTTACAGTGAAACTTAAAGATTTAAAATACGAAGTTAGAGACTCTAGCCGAACAGGTTTTAGAGTTTGCACTAACTGTTTAGATGAAGATCATCCTCAATTAAAAATAGGGGATGTTGATACTTCAGAAAATATTTCTTTATTTAATCCTAGACCAGATACTGGTGAGCAAGACTCAACTACTTACTTTGGTTTTAATCCTGTGACTAGTACAGGTATTGTTCTCCAAGCTAAATTAGGCACGGCTAAAGTACAAACAGTAGTACAAAGTGGTGGAGCATCTAACACCCCTTTTACAGTTTCTGGTTTAGGCACAACAGCTACATTAGGTTCGGTAACAGCTTTATCAAACGCTACTCAAGTTGCTGTGACTGGTAATACTAGTACAGGTGCAGTAGGTTCAGTAAATACTTTAACAGGAGCAACTTTTGCGGTGACTGTTGCTGCTTACTATGGAGCAAATAAATACTACATAGATGGCACAAGACAAGCTACTGTAACCTTGAGCGAAGGAGCTACTTATACATTTGATCAATCAGATTCTAGTAATGCTGGACACCCATTAAGATTTTCTACTACTTCTAATGGTACGCATGGCGGTGGTTCAGAATATACAACTGGAGTCACAACGAATGGAACTCCGGGATCAGCAGGAGCTTATACTAGAATTACTGTAGCGGTTGGCACACCTACACTTTATTATTACTGTTCGATTCATTCAGGAATGGGTGGTCAAGCTAATACACCATAACACTATGACTTATTCAGAATTAAAAAATTTAATACAGAATTATTTAGAAAACTCAGAGAGTACCTTTGTTAACGATCTGCCACAAATAATTAAACAGGCAGAAGAAAGAATACTTAAATCAGTTAAGCTTCCTAACTTTAGAAAAAATGTACAAGGTAATTTAACTGCTGGTAATCAATATCTTTCTACACCAAGTGACTTCTTAGATAATTTTTCTTTGGCAGTTATTTCAGGTACAACGCAAAACTTTTTATACTTTCGTGACGTAAACTTTATTAGAGAAGCTTATCCTGATACCTCTACACAAGGACAACCTAAAAACTATGCGTTGTTTGATGACAACACTTTTATTGTTGCACCAACACCCAATGTAAACTACACCGCAGAGTTGCATTATTTTTACCGACCAGCTTCAATAACTGCTGGTGCTGACTCAGGAGAAACATGGTTATCTAAAAATGCCAGCAATGCTCTATTGTATGGCTGTTTAGTAGAAGGCTATGCTTACATGAAAGGTTCACAAGATTTACAAGCCGAGTATGAAAAAAGATATTTTCAAGCAGTCTCTAGATTAAAAAATCTTGGCGAAGCAGACAACACTATAGATACTTATAGTGCCGGACAACTTAGACAACAGAGGACATAATGTTAAGCGTAGATAGTAAACCAGAGATGGGATCGGTAGATGTTGTAACCACATCAAACAAAGGTTTGAGTCCTGAATATTGGACTGAAAGAATACTTGAACGAGTCGTTTCTATAAGTGAAACAGCCGACCCTATGGTCAAAGCACAGGCTGAAGCATTTAAAGAATCTATCAAACAAGTTATTTTAATTTACATTAGACAAGCAATTGCAAGTGACAGAAGTACAGTTGCTGGTCTGTTAGAAAAACAAGGTCATAAAGATATGGCTGATATTATAAGGAGGCTATAATGGCAATCTCTCAAGCAATGTGTACTTCATTTAAAAAAGAACTTTTAGAAGCAGTACACAACTTTAAAAACTCAGGCGGTAGCACTTTCAATCTTGCGTTGTATACAAGTTCTGCATCTTTGGATGCAGCTACAACTGCATATACAACAAGTAACGAAGTTTCAGGAACTGGTTATACTGCTAAAGGTGGTGCATTAACTAGAGTTGATCCAACCACTAGTGGCACAACTGCTTTCACAGACTTTGCAGATTTAACTTTTTCTAGTTCTACGATTACAGCTAATGGTGCATTGATCTTTAATGATAGTGCTTCCAATGATGCAGCAGTTGCAGTTTTGGCTTTTGGTGGTGACAAGTCATCTACCAATGGCGATTTTACAATTCAATTTCCAACAGCAGACGCTTCAAACGCAATTATAAGAATTGCATAAATGGCACTCGTACTCAACGATAGAGTAAAAGAAACCACTACCACAACTGGCACAGGCACAATAAACCTTGCTGGTGCAGCCACAAACTTTGAAACTTTTGTAGCTGGGATAGGTGATGGCAATACAGTTTACTATGCTATCGTTCATCAAGATCAACCAGAATTTGAAGTAGGTCTCGGTACAGTTACCGATGCTACTCCTGATACGCTGTCCCGAACTACAGTATTAAGTAGTTCTAATAGCGATGGCTTGGTAAGTTTTAGTGCTGGCACTAAAGATGTGTTCTGTACTTTGCCTGCTAGTAAAACAGTATTTCAAGATAGTTCTGGGCAAGTTGGAATTGGGACTCAATCTCCTCAAGTTCCTTTGCATGTTTCTCATGCAACAGCACCTAATTTTAGATTATCTAGAACTGGCACAGGTCAAATCTATCAATTTGGTATAGATTCTAGTGGTAGATTTGCAATATCAGAAGCTGCAAGTGAAGGCGGGACAAAACATCAAAGATTTATAATAGATGATTCTGGTGAGGTAGGAATTGGAGTAACTCCAGAATCAAATTTACATATAAAAACTTCTGTAGATAATAGCGTAGCTCAAGGATTAATTATTGAAAGAAGTGCAAATACTGATAAAGGTTATATAAATTATCAAGGTGGTGCATTTAGATTAATTGCTACTGATGGCGACCCAATAAAAATTGGTCATGTATCTAATACAGATAGAGTTGAAATTACAAGTGGTGGTGATGTTACTTTAACAGGAAATTTAACTCATGCCAGTGATTTAACTTTAGATTCAGGTGGAGACATTACGCTTGATGCTGATGGTGCTGACATAATATTTGCTGATGGTGGTACAAACAAAGGAAAAATCGCTTTAGCAAGTGACATTCTTAGTATTGTTAATGTCACTCAAGATGCTGATATTAAATTTGATGGACTAGATGGTTCTTCTAGCATTACTGCATTAAGGCTTGATATGTCAGAAGCAGGCAAGGCTACTTTTAATTCTAGTGTAACTGCACCGCAACTTCTTGTAAGTGGTAGTACAGGTGTGCAAGGAATACAAATAGGTGAAGATAGTAGTAACTCCTCAAACTCTGGTAGATTATTTTTTACTGAATCAGGTGGTAGTTGG